GCTGTAGGATCACCTTCTTCTGGCGTCTCATAGTATGCTGCAGTTTCTGCGCCACGTGTAATGACTACTAAGTCACTAAACGTTGGTTCTCCAACAGCAGCTTCAGGTAATGTTAGTTCTGTTTGGTTAGCAGAACCAGCTCTTCCATCATTCAAGTCTACACGTACTGCATCGACATTGAAAGTTGCACCAGCTAGCATGTTCATAGCTGCGCCAGATTGCATGTTGAAATTGTTACCAGAATATATGTTTGTTGCTCCAGTAGATTCAAAGTTTATAGAACCAGCCTTTAGATTATACGCACCAGCAATTGCTGTGTTCATGTTACCACGGACGTTCATGTTTGCATTGTTATTAACTTGGATGTTTGCATCACCTTCTACAGTGATGTTGACTGCACCTTTGATATGTACATAACCATTTCGTTCAAGTATCTCATAGTTATCACCAACTATACGATTAACTTGTGTACCGTTAGCATCGATCTCTGTGAATGTACCAGACTTATGATAGATATGGATACGTTCTGAGTTCTGTGTATCATCAAACTCCATGACATGACCAGACTCAGACATGAATACATGGTTGAATGGATACTTAGAGTTATATGGGATAGGAGATTGGTTCCATGTTACGTTATAAGATACTATGTTTAAATCACGCGCAAGCTCTTTCTTATAGACGATGGTCTTCTTAATGTCTTCATGTCTTGCAAGCCTATTAGTATCAGGCTCACCAATATAGAGCGGGTATTTTCCATTCGGGTCTTTAAACCCAAGTACCATAGCTATACCATCGTTAGTTAATCCTGAGCTAGTATTTGATGAGTCTACTGGAGCTGTAGTAGAAGCGACAGGAGATAGTTCACCAGCAACGTTTGGTATACCGTCTTTTAAGAATAAATCTTTCTGCGCAGTGTCTGGATTAATATCACCAAAAGCTGTAGCAGCATCAAGGTATTTTCCTGTATTTAGGTCCGTCATCATAGATGAATTAGTTACAGTCTCTGGAGTGGTGTTATATGCAAGTGCACATAACCCATCAAACATAGATTGACTAACAGGTGCTTTGACAGCAGATTGTATCGCTGGTGCTATGTTAGTTGCTACATATTCTTGTATCTCTGTATCTGATAGCGTAGGATAGTTTCTTTTGATCTCATCTATGCCAGACTGAGATAATGTATATGATGATGCTGGGTTTAATCCTGATGATTCTTCTGGTATGAGCTCTGAGGAATTACTAGTTACAATGTTTCCATTTGAGTCAGTGATTGTATGCTGGTCAGATGGCACGATCATCCCATCTTCTTTTAATATCATTTGATCATTGTCTTGATCTATGGTACCAGCAGGCTGTGGGATACCGCCGATTGAACCTAATATGATTGGTTGTTGTTCATCATCATCTCTAAACATGACGATGACCCATGTGCCTTCAACTGGACCTAATGGAGTATGACCGATACCAGATATAGCAGCAGAGGTAAGAGGTTGCATAGGGTATGCCCATGGGAGATCCTCTGTCTTAAGTTCGGTCTTATTATGATTATGTAAACCTACGATACGAACTTGACATCTACCAAGTTTGAATGGATCGTTCCTATTCTCAACGCAACCAGTATATAATTTCATTATCTACCACCCTTATTCAAATCAACTATGAATGTATCTTTAATTATTTCAATATGACACTGATGTTTTTCCCTATCAATAAAATGATTGATAGCTGATATGATATAAAATCCTGAGAACATATTATCTATCGTGTCACCATCTGATTCTGCACCTTCTATAGGATTAAACTTATTTAACCTTAAGTAAACTTTTTGACCAACTGTATAGTCTGTCCTACCAGGAACTACTATCTCGACTTTTGTAGCTTCAGCTTGTTGGAGTAATGATAATCGTTTTTGTATTGTCTTTGAGTTAGTCACATCACCAAAGTTATTGAAGTTACCATGATACTTTGGATATGAGAACGTTAAAGCACTTACCCTACGTACTGCTTTGTTTGATACTGGAGAGAATTCATTAAGATGCTTCTCTTTTGGAAAGTCTTCTAGCATATCAAAGTTCTTAACTACATATTTCTTTGTTGTTAGGTCATAGTTAATCATCCTAGATCCAAACATACCAGACCTAGCTCTTTCTACATAGTCATAAACTTTTGGGATACTGATCTCTATGACACGTTTGTATTCTTTTTCTACGTTTCTGTATGTCCTACCATCTTGAGTAAAGTCTCTCATATAGTTATCATACACAAAGTCTTGGACTTGTTCTTTTTGATACAATGATTCTAATGAAACGAAGTTAAGGCCTTTTCTGTTCTCAAAGAATATATAAGATGAGTTTCCATTTGTGTTCGCAGATGTTCCAGCAGTATAGTTTAAGCTTTGAACTGGTGGCCACCAGTTAGAGATGAACTTAACACCGTTTGGTGTTTCTTCAATGTTGATGTTCTTTTTAGACTCAAGCCCATTCTTAACATCAGTCATGATCGACTTAGCTATGTCTGAACATTTACCTTGGTATGCTACACTCACTTTCTTATTAAGGTCGACTATAGCTTCCCTTGACATGAAATGTAGTTCATAGATAACACTCCTATCTCCAGCCATCTCCCTATTCGTCATCTTATAGACCATAAATTGTTCATCGATGGTCTTATCTTTACCAGTAAATGACGGTGTACGGATACGGATGTTAACGTACTCTTCACCGACAAGTGGGAATAAGTTTGCAAGGTCCAACGAGTCTTTAAAAGCTATTACACCAGATATGAATGGAGAAAACATATCCTCATAGATCTCAATAGCTATGACTTGGTTAGATACTTGTTGACCATAACCAGTAGCTGAGATGATCTCAATCTTATCTATGCTGACATCGCCAGCAAAGCGTATAACTTCAGATTCTGCTGCCATTATATAATATCTTTAAAGTTTTTAAGGATTGTGTTTAAAAGTGTTGGTGATATAAGCTTGATCCTACGTTTAGATTCATTGATGGAAAACTCATAGTCATAGTTTGATACTGATGTTCCTTGACTTGAATCTACTATGAACCCATTAGAATCAACATAATGATGTGCATCATACATATGACTTGATCCATACTTATTAGCTATATGTTTTTCTAGTTCAGGTATTGGTAATGGAAAATCATCCACATAGTTATACCTATCGTTACATAGCATAACAACCCAATGGTATAACGGAGATCCATAGATCTTTTCTGAGATGATCTCTGGTGTCTCTCCATCACGGATATCATACTCATCATATAGAGTTACGTTTGACAAGATCTCTTTACGAACCCTAACATTCTGTGATATATCTTTGACTAGCTTATATTCAAGCTTATTGTTGACAGTATATGGATATAAGAATGTTGGGAAGTTATCGAAGTACATAGATTATAGTCCGTCTTGGATCTTCTCTTTTGTAAGAGTTGCAAGTTCTTTAAATGTTAATGTGATGTTGATCTGTGTAGGAGTACCATCCCTAAAAGATGTAAACTGACCGTTTGGTGTATAGTTAACTACCATGTCTGTCAATACACATGATGTATGACGGTTAACATGCTTATTCTCCTGTGTACCATTATAGTAGAATATATCAAACTCTGATGGGTAAACATAGAGGAAGTTATTAGCATCTTTGAATTCAGGATGCATATGTAGTTTAAATTGATAGATGATGTCTTCTACATTTTGAGCTTCAGCAGCATCCCTTGGATAGAACTGATAATCAAACGTAAATGTTCTAAAGTTAACGTTCTTAAATAGCTGTTCTTTTCTTGGATTAGGAGCAAGACCTGTAAGCTTAGATATGCCTTGTGTTCCAGGAATCTTCAACCCTAATGATACACCTGCTGCCATCACGTTTGGATCTTTTAATGCTTGTGCCATAACGTTACCTACACCTTTTTGTGTAGCGGCTTTGGCTAGTGCAGAGGATCCTCCAGCAGCTGTAAGACCCATAGCATACATATCTAATTCCTCTTCCTCATAGTTAACGCTATAAGTTGTTTGCATGGTATTTGGAGCATGTAAAGCTATAGCTTGTTTTATCCTACGTTTTTGACCTGAAAATGTGGATGCCACTGACTGTGTTGCGATATCACCTGCAATTGCAGTACCGCCGATAGTAGCAAATGTAGTCATAGTAAGTCCAGCTGCAGCTGCACCAATAAGAGCAGGACCTGCAACAGCAGCAACAGCACCACCAGCGCCTATCTTATATTTGTTTGATAAAGCTGATAAGTCACCGTAATCTCTTGGTGTTGCGTCTTTAACTACTTCTACTTGCTTGTCTTTGATAAGCTTGGAATCAACTGCAACATTGATATAAAAAACCACATAGTTATTACCATACTCGCCTAATGATGTCATTAAGTCAGAAGGATACTGTAGTTGCTCTATAGCATACTTATTTCGGTCGAATGTAGTTGGTCCACCTCTAGGTTTATAGAGATTTTTAGGTGAAGCTGAAGATGTATCACCTACTGGAGATGCCGTATTAGGGTCCCATCCTCCGGTACCTGGACCATTATCTGCCCATCCTCCTGAATTCCAATTTGGTCCTATTTCAGCCATATATTTTCCTAAACGTTTATTGATTATTTATAATAAATACTGAAGATGTTTTATAAACGCAAGTACAAACCAATGTTTC